TATATTAATAACAGATTATTTAGGAAACGAAGATTTTACTATTTATATTTACAAATGAGTGACAATAGATTACAAAAATTATGGCAAGAAGTTGAATTAGCTAAACGTAAAGATCTTATTGAAATTGAGATCGAAAAAGCTAAATTTGCTGAAAGTATTAAAAAAAACATTGGTGGTAATGTTAATGATTTCAATACATACATTAAACCAGAACCATCATTTTTTTCAAAATTAAAAACAAAAATTGTTAGGATATTTAAATATATATGAAACTTGAGGAACTATATAAATTAGCCAAAGAGGCAAATACGATAATAGGTGATCGTGATACAGCTGATATGGTTATATCACTTAATGAGGCTAAACACGAAAACTTACAACAAGAGGTTTACAAATTATCCAATAAAACATTACAGGGTTATAAATCTAAAAGTAAGTTCGATATCATATTGTATAATATTAGATTTACATTCAAAATACGTTAATGCGTTGTTAGTTTTTGCATATAAAAACGACTTATACCATAACGTTCTTCAAGTGATTCATAAACCCTTAACCTCATATCCAAAGTCGGCTCATTAAAGTATATAAAATTTGTTAAGCCGTTAGCATCATTAAATGCCATTATGGTGTGAAACAAATTATTTGCAATTTCTTTGTTTTTTAAAACAAACACATCCATAACTTCATCCTCAAACCGCTCAATAACTAGTTTATTATTGATAACAATTAAAGTATAGGTTAAGTTGCTATTACTTAGTATTTTTTTGATGAGGGTTTTAAAATCGTATTTTTTACCATCGACTTTGTTTTTAAATGAATCCTCAACAGCATACTTCTCAACTTGTTTTATTGCAAAATCACCTTTTGGTATTAATTTAATTACACCCCCAAGTTCATTACGAACATATTCTTTAGCTTTATTTTGTGGTGGTGCCACCAATACTAGTTCATAATCGGTTTTACTACCATCCCATAAGTATTCTTTGGGGAAAAATACTTTATTGGCTTTCAAGAGATATCTATATTTCTTTATTGCGTTACTATAAAGATTATAGGATCTAAATGTTTTAAATTTCTTACCGTTATTATATAGTATTATTTTATACATAATACAATTCTAAATAATTTTGTAAAAAAATAAAGGCGGTTATTAACCGCCCTCATTAGATTATTATGTCAACATGTTTTAGTGCACAATACCAAATTCTTTGATCATCTCAAAAGCCAATTTTTGGGCTTTTTCATAATGAGCATAAATTCTGTTCTTAATATTCTCATTATCTTCTTTAGCCGCAATCTTTGATAGAATTGATTTAGCGTCCTCGATTTTATCCAAGTAATCTAATAATTCATGTGGTGGAGATTTCATTTCAGCTGTGTTAATGGTCTCTTCTTCAGCACCAGGCATTTCTTCACCAGTTTTGATAGCTTCAAGGTCACCAGGTGTTGGGTATTCGATTCTCCTATCTTCAGGATCACCAATCATTTTCTCAATATCCTCTTTCTTTAACCTCTCCATTTCCGATTCAGCTAACATCTCAATTTGTTTTTGAGTTACCTTAATTTTTGTTCTCTTTTCCATATTTTAAGATATTTATTTAAAATTGTTTTATCTTTTTAACTCTTGCAGTGTTCTATTATAAATAGTCCATAAATGGTAAAAAGATGAAAAATTTTGAGAAAAAGGTTAAATACCTTAACAGTTTATTTATTTATAAATTTAGAGTCTATGACTACGAAAATAACAAGTTAAAAATCTATTACATATCCCCAGACAAATCCCATATATACCTACAAATAGATTTTACATCAATAGATGGTGAGTACCTCTGTGAGGTTGGTGAGTTGTATTTCAATAACAATAGGAAAACAACTTACGAAGACACACCAAATGAATCATTTATGATAACTAAATCTGACTTTAAATCGTTTAGGAAATACTACGATAGGTTACCATCATGGATAAACAAAATGATATCCGAGATAATCGATTCGTATGATAAAAGCGATTTTGATTTGGTTTTCTGATTATTATTTACTAATATTGCATCATGGAAAACATTGATGCGCTTATTTACACAAACCAGATTATGACTGAACTGGATCAGGTTGGTTTTTTTACAAATAAAGATCCGTTTTTGGAGAGAGATATATTTCGTGATGAAGTTTATAATTTAACCTGCCATAACATAACCCAAAACGACAACCCAATGTTGACTGAGGATCAGTTTGATCAAGCGATTAATCAAACCAGAAAAAGGTCGATATCAAACACATTTGATGAGTTAATTGATGACGGGTTCCTACAATTAGATGGTATGGACAAGGACGGTGAGTTCCTGTATGGCCTAACTGAAAGCGCTAAAATTGAGGAAAAAAAGAAAAAAAAGTAATTTTTTTAAAAAAAATTTTGGTTTTTAAAAATTTATGCTTATCTTTGTACCACATTTAAATTCTATTGTATGGCAAATTCATTAGTAAACGCTCTTAGAACAAGAGACAACGTAACCGAAAATGGTATGGTTACCAACAGTTCAACCCTTAACGCCTGTGTTGATTTATTCTTCACTGTTGGCGCTATGCGTGGTCAGGACAAAAAAAGATTAATCGCTAATTTCTCAAAAGCATTCAATGAAGATCCGTTGACAGCTCTTAGAACTATGTTCTGGACTCGTGACGTTCGTGGTGGTGCTGGTGAGCGTCAAATCTTTAAAGATTTGATGGTTTATTTGGTTGAAAACCATGTTGAGTCTTTGGCTAAAAACTTATCATTGGTACCAGAATATGGTCGTTGGGATGATTTGTTAGTGTTGTTTGGCACCAAATTAGACACACAAGCGAAGAACTTAATCGTAAACGCTCTTAACGAGAATAACGGTTTATGTGCTAAGTGGATGCCACGTAAAGGTAAAGAAGCTATTGCTCTTGAACGTTACATGAAATTGTCACCAAAACAATATCGTAAGATGTTGGTTGAAAAAACCAAAGTTGTTGAACAATTGATGTGCTCAAACCAATGGGGTACCGTTACATACGAACACGTACCATCTGTGGCCATGGCTCGTTATGGTAAAGCCTTTGGAAAACACGATACAGCTCGTTTTGATGTATATAAAAATGGGGACACTAAAGTTAACGCTTCTGCTGTATACCCATATGATGTGTTAAAAACCTTACAAAGAGGTGATCAAACTATGGCTGTAAAGCAATGGGATTCATTACCTAACTATATGGAAGGTAATAACGAGAGAGTGTTACCAGTGTGTGACGTTTCTGGCTCAATGAGCTCACCTGCTGGTCAAAACGCTAATCTTACTTGTATGGATGTGTGTATCTCTTTGGGGTTATACATTTCAGAAAGAAACGAAGGTAAATTCAAAGATGCGTTTGTTACATTCTCCGACACACCAAAATTGCAATACCTTAACGGTAAATTAAATGACCGTTACCGTCAATTGCAAAACGCTGATTGGGGTATGAGCACTAACCTCGAAGCTGTGTTTGAATTGGTACTTGACCAAGCTACCAAATTTAACTTGCCAGAGTCAGAAATGCCAACAACAATTTTGATTATGTCAGACATGGAGTTCAACCAAGCTACTCGTCACAGACAAAGTGCGTTAGACATGATTCGTCAAAAATACGAATCAGCTGGTTACACAATGCCTAAATTGGTATTCTGGAACATCCAAAGCAGAAATAGTGGAAACTACCCAGTTCAAACTACCGATAGCGGTACCGCATTGGTAAGTGGTTTCTCACCAGCAATCTTGAAATCATTGTTGACAGGTGAAGACATGTCTCCAATTGGCATCATGAATAAAACTGTACATAGCGCACGTTACGAGCCTATTACAGCTTAAAATATTAGAGTATTGGGAATAATTGCAGCAAATTTAAATTATACAATTCAAATATGACGCAAGGTTTTTAGGTTCTTCGGAACGCTAAAACCAACTCTCCCCTTGGCGAAGGGGGTTTTACCCAGCCAGAACGAATCGCTTTAAGATTCGGACGATTCCGATAGTACTCTTCTTACAATGTGAGTGGTTACAGCAATCTTAAATTGTAAAGCCAAATAACAAACAATAGATCCCCACTCAGATATTAAAGACCGACAATTTGTCGGTCTTTTTTATTTAAAATAGTCTAGTTATTTTTTGCTTGTTTAAGAAATATACCATATATTTGTGGAAAATAATCGGGCATGGAAGAAATAGTTCATTACAAATTTGTTGATGAAAAATTAACAAAAACTCAACTTACTAGTACAACACAAAATTCGAACCCAATTAATTGGTTTGAGGATTCAGATGAACCCATAGAGCCAGCGGTATACAGCTCGTACCAAACCGTTGAATTAACAACAGATGAACTAAAAACCGCAATGTCTAATAATGAAGATGTTTGTATTTTTAGAAGTACGTTTATTGTTTCGGAAAATACCAAAAATAATACGATTACAATAAAAAGATACATATTAAGCAAAGTCTTAGTTCCAGTCAAAAATCTAAAAAGAAAACAATTTAAGTTAATTAGACGTGAAATGTTTTCACTAACCATTAATAAATTAAATGGTGATTATTCTGTATATAAAAGAACCTCAAAGAGAAGAAAACAAACAATATTCGTTAGAAAAAATATAACCAACGCCAATATTAGATCTTTAATAGATAATATTGTTGCTGATCTCGATAACGAAATTTTAATTGAGGGTTTAGGTAAATTTTACACCTTACTTGGGTATGAACCAACCATATTAAATCATAGAAATTTAATATTTCATTTCTTTGATGAAATGCCGAACATATCAGCAAATAAAACATCACTAACTTCTTTCCCATTTTTAAATTACGCAACTAAAAATAAAATTAATATACCAAGCTATTATACATTATTTATTTTCGAAGATGTTTTTAAATTAAATAAAAACAAATACAATGATTCAAACATGAGTAGGTACATTGCTGATATGTTTAATATACAAAATATAGAAGTAGTTAATGATTGTTTATCGGGGTTAATTGAGACTAACAAAAGAATAGATAGTTTTGGCGACCCAAATAAAAACACACAAGACCCTAGGTATACGTTTAAAGGTATTGATCCTTTAATGCTAAGAATACGTGATTATTATTACAGTAAAAAGATCCCAACGAAGAATACTGTTGGCATCACATTAACCGATTTACATACTGAGACACCAAAGTACTTTTTTGATATTGTAAAATTATATGACATTGATTTTGATGACCTAATGCTTAATTCGGAATCGTGTCAAACATTAATTAATACTTTATACGCTTTTAAACAATTTGGTGTGAAATTAAAAATTAATTCACTATCTTACCTTAGTAGAGAAAATAATCTTTTTGGTAAAATTTTATATGGATTATGCCATAGTAGAAATAAGACTGGTACATTTAAAATAAACCCAGAATTTATTAAACGTGTTAAGCGATACGTACCAAAAAATCACACAATATCTTTTGCTTATCGTAAACAAATATGGTTAAATAACTTTCAAAATAATTGCATAACATATAACCACATTGATAGTCAGTTTTTTAATGTGGGGTTATCGTTTATTAAAAACGGTGAACGTGAACCGAGTGGTGCCATAGTCTTTTCTAAGCAAAGACATAGTTCATCTATAAGACTTAAAAACCCAACACCAGAAAACGAAAAAATTTATAGCAGATTAAATCAAGCGTTAAATTATAATAAAAATAATATATTAGATACATTGGAAATTAAACAACTATTCTCTAAAGAATTCTTTGAGGATTACTGCGTTAAAAATTTAAAAATAAAAGCATCAATGTATATTGATTATATCAACTAAATTACTTAAATTTGTAAAAAACCAAATAATATGAATATCGGAAAAGATTTTAACAATTATGCTACAAAGCACATGGGTATTAATAGTATGACCCTAAACAATTATACTAGTAGTATTACCCCGTACATCATGGAAGAGCGTGAATTAAATGTAACGCAAATTGATGTATTTTCACGTTTAATGATGGAGAGGGTTATTTTTCTTGGTACAGCTATTGACGATAGGGTATCAAATATAATCGAAGCACAATTGTTGTATCTTGAATCAATTGATAAGGAAGCACCTATCCAAATTTACGTAAATTCTCCAGGTGGTTCAGTTTACGCTGGATTGGGTATTTACGACACAATGCAATATATCAAACCAGAAATTTCAACTATCTGTACTGGTTTGGCCGCATCAATGGCAGCAGTCTTACTTTGCGCTGGCGCTAAAGGTAAACGATTCGCTTTACCACATTCACGAATTATGATTCACCAACCACTTGGCGGTGCAGAGGGTCAAGCTACAGATATTGAAATCACAGCCAAAGAGATCGGTAAATTAAAAACCGAGCTATATGAGATCATTTCAAAACATTCTGGCCAGGATTATGATAAGGTTTATAAAGATTCTGAAAGGGATTATTGGATGAGATCGATCGAAGCTAAAGAATACGGTATGATCGACTCAATTTTGGAAAGAAAGAAAAAATAATACTTATTTATTAGGTCATTTATTGCTTATCAAACTATTTATGTTTAAGGAAAATAAACGTAATTAGATTTAATAAGCAATAAATGGCTTTAATACTTAGAAACAGCTTACCTAGACCGTTAACGCATGATGAGTTAGACTCGAATTTTCTCTATTTGAATATAATCGAATGGGAAAAAAAGAGCTATCAACAAGGTCAATACGTAATTCATGCAATTGGGGATACAAAATCCCTATATTATTGTGAAAAAAGTCACACCGATTTTGTATACACAAACAATGGTGATGATTTTACCGAAACCTATGTCCAAGGTGGTCAAACCATTCGTATTTGGACTAAAATAGGTGATGGTGAGACAGTTAAATTAGTTGATGGTAGCTATTCTGGTGGTATACTGCATTTAGAAAACAGCGATGGCTCAACAGTAGATATTCCATTGAATATCACAGGTGGGGGTGGAGCTGTAACTGGTGGTACTTTAAACATTAGCAACGAGTTAATATTAAACTCATCTGATGGTACAACCGTAACAATTGATTTATCACAATTAAAAGACACCTACGATGCCATTTCCTTACCAAATATACCTGGGACAATATGTACTGGTGGTACAGGTACCCCAGCTGAAGTTTATGCTGGTAAAGATGGTAACACATTCCAGTTCAGGGGTATAAAAGCTCTTGACGATAATATAACTGTAACATATGATGATTGCTACATTTATATTGGAGGTAAAACATTACAACCAGTCGGTTCAAATATCACAGTAGTTGATAACTTATGTAATGGTGAAGCGAATGGTCAAATAACAGTATATGTTACTGGTGGTAGTGAAAGTTACAGATTCTCTATTGATGGGGGATCTACTTGGACAGCATTTGACCCAAATAACACTCAAGTTTACACTGGATTAACTGCTGGTGTTTATAATCTTAAAGTTGAGGATGAAATAATTGGTAACATTATTAATACAAATGTTACAGTTGGTGAACCAGCTATTGTCAGTTTTAATACAAATGTAACCAATGTATCGGTAGTCGGTCAATCAGACGGTGTGATACAAGTAAATGCATCTGGTGGTAATGGTGTATACGAATATTCATTTGATGGTGGTGCCACATATAGTAACTCAGACACATTAACTGGTGCATCAGAAACCAATTATAGTGTTATTGTTAGAGATAGCAATGGTTGTTTAAGTTCTGTACAAACAGTATCAGTTGGTCATTACAACATACAAATAACAATTACCAGTGTATCACACACAGACCCAACATGCCCTGGTGCCACTGGCACCATCACAATTAATGCCGCAAATGGTTCTGGTGAATATGAGTTTAGTATTGATGGTGTTAATTTTTATCCAACGTCCGCACCATTTACAACAAACCATAGAACTTTTTCAACTGGTATTGTGGCTGGTACTTATTCAAATATAAAGGTTAGGGATCATAATACATTGGATACTGTAACCTATGGTTCAACCATAACAATAACAGATCCAGTTGGTATAACTTTAGACACTAAAACAGAAACTAATGCACTTTGTGGTGGTAATGCTACTGTTTATGTTAAAGTAACAAACACAAATGGTCAGGCTCAAATTTCATTAGACGGTTCAAGTTACACCAACATGACGTTAGTTTCTAGCGGTGTTTATCAATATACTTATACATTCAACACAGTTGGAGTTCATTCTGGTACAATATATTATAAAGATACATGTAATCAGGTTGATTCGATATCATATAGCGTTTCAAAATATAATGCTGTTGCGGTATCTTTAATGGGCTCAACACCAGCAACATGTCCTGGCGATGATTGGGCTCATACTTTTTCAGTAACTGGTGGTCAAGGTACATATGAATATTCATTAGATAATAGTACATGGTCATCATTTAGTAGTCCAGCAACATTACCAATTACTAGCAGTACATCGGGTAGTGCGTCAACTAAAACTGTTTACTTTAGAGATGCAAGTAACCCATCGTGTTCAACATCAATAAATGTTAACAATAGTAAAGTAACGACTATTAATGTAACATTAGTATCATCATCAAATCCATCATGCTCAACTGGCACTGGTTCATTAAGTGTTTCAGCTTCTGGTGGTAGAGTTGATATTTCTAATACATACGAATATGCTTTGATTACTGGTGGTAGTACTGGTTCATATGGCTCATCAACATCATTCACAGGATTATCGTCTGGTACATATAATGTGGCGGTTAGAAGAGTTGGTACATCATGTACACCAGAAAATTTAGCTTCAGATGTAACAATAACAGTACCAACAGCAGTCGGGGCTTCCCTTGATTCACAAACAAATCCAACAACTTGTGCTGGTAACAATGGTAATGTTGTTGTTAATGTTAGTGGTGGAACTGGGACTTATTATTATTCAACAAACAATGGAACGTCATACAATGGTTCTCCGATTACACCAACTGGTGGTAAAATTACTATCAGTTCTTTATCAGCTGGCTCTTATACTATTAAGATAAAAGATGCGAATAACTGTGTGATGATTGGTTCTGGGATACCAGTAACATTATCAGCACCGTCAAGCCCATCATTGGGTGGTACATACACAGCACCATTATGTAATGGTGGTAACGCAACAATAACATTAGTAGCATCTGGTGGTACAGCCCCATACACATATTCGTCAAATGGGTCAAGTTACGGTTCTAGTAATGTTTTCACTAGATCAGCCTATACAGGAAATCAAACTTATTATGTTAAGGATGCTAGTAACTGTGTTACATCAGCGAGTATCGCTGGTAGTGGGCAACCAAGTGCATTAAGTTTAGCGTCATCTAGAGTAGATGAAACCGCACCAGGTGCTAATGATGGTATTTTAACACCTTCATTTGCTGGTGGTACGTCACCATATACATTATCAATCGATGATAGTAGTAGTAATCCAATACCTGGATCACCATTCTCATCAGCAACCACTGGAACACCATACACTGGTTTAGCCCCAGATACATATACAATAACATTAACCGATGCAAACGGTTGCTCAACCTCAATAACAAAGGATATTTCAGCAGCCGCTGCTGTGTACACACTTTATTATTTTAGAGCCAACTTTGATGGTACGGCATTTCCACCAAACCAATATATTGAAGCTAACGGAATTAACCCAATATCGGCATACGACTTAACCCAATCGGGTAGTGCTTTTGTTGACCAAGGTTATAACCCAGTATCATTTAATGACGTTTTATCCGAATATGTTGCAAATAATACAACTTATGGTGGTGGTTCTGTTAATTTAAGTTCTGCTGCACCATCTGGTTGGAGTTCATCATCACCAGTAAGTGTACCATTTGGTACAGTTAGTTGGGATAGTGGTTTACATATAATGGTTCCAGATGTGGTAACATATACATCACTAACAACTGGTACTCATTTAGTTGATGCGGCTAACATACCATTTAACGCTTATAATGTATATGCGACATCTGTTACATATGGTGGTCAAAATTATAAATTATACAGTGTTTATAGTATTGTGAAACTAGGTAGCTCAAATACAACAATAACAATTAAATAAAATTACTAAGTGAGAATATGTCAAATATAACAAAAATACCAATAGCTGGTTACCCATTCGCACAACCAGGTACATTAGATGCTACAGGTTCTACACACGGTGTTGTATATTCAAGTGAAGTTATCGGTGGTTATCAAGAGGTTGCCACTTTAGACGATAGAAATGCTATACCAGTAAACGTATCATCTGGTAAGGTTGCATCAATAAACGAAGATTTATTTTCTTCTGGTAGACGTAGAATCGGTATGACCGTATATGTTGCCAGTGAGAATAAAACATATCGTTTAATACCATGGGGTTATTTTGGTAACGGTGGTAATTTAGATGAAAATGATTGGGCTTCAACGGCAACACATTTAAAAGTATTAGCGTTAGACCCTAGAAAGGTTATTAAATATGGTGGTTTGGTTATCGGTAAAGGTAACAGAACCGTAGGGCCTATAACTGGAACGACCTCGTCATGGGGTATTGTAACGGGTTACACAGCTGGCACACCAATAATCAATCCAAATGTATATTCTGGTAGCACCGTATCACCGTGGGTTGAGGTGCAAGATGTAAGATTAGCTAATTCGGTTTATAATGATACAACGGGTGAGATTACCTATAATTTAACTGATGGGTCAACAGCCGTTGGTTATATATATGATACACCTCATTTATATACTTTAAATATAAATGTTTCTGACACTAATTTAACAGTTAATGAACCATCCGACTATGAGTCTGGTAATAACGATAACCCAGATCTTTATTTAAGTAGGGGTGAGACTTATATTTTTAGAAATAACGCAACTGGTCACACCTTAGAAATATCTAGAACACTTGGTGATATTAATGATGCTCCAGTTGGTTTAACAAATAACGGTGCCACATACGGTACTGATTTAATATTTAAAGTACCGCAAGATGCAAACGACACATATTGGATCTACTCCAATACAAGTTCTGGTACACATAAAAGTCAATTAATTATTACTGGTGCGGGTGGTACAGGTACAACACAATCAGTATATCACCCAGCGGTTCCGTTATCAACTGAAACACCAGAAAAAGTTGGTGGTATTGAAGCTGGTACATTAGCTAGTGCGTTAGATGGTAACACATTTTCAAAAATGTTTGATTTGATATTGTTCCCAACAATCACACCAACGTTAAGTAACCCATATGAATCATTTGCAAAAACAAATGATAACTTATATGAAATTGGTGATGTAATTAATGTTGATGGTTTAGTAACATTCAATAGGGGGTCAATACTTGAACCGTGGAATGGTGACACATTACAGAATTATAGATCTGGTTTACCAAATGCGTATGAATTTTATTTCTATACTGGAAATACTGTTAGTTATACAAATTACTTATATACGATATACACTAGTAATTTAACATATAATTTCACAGAAAATGGATATTCGATAATCAAAGGTTACCAAAACTGGTTAGCTAAAATATTTTACGATCCGAGCACCAACCAACCATTGGATAATTATGGTGGTAATTATTTAACACCTTTAGCTTCTGGTACAACTGAATCTCATTTTGTTATTGAAGGTGTATATCCAATATACGCAACAACATATACTGGTACTTTTACAACATTCCCAGCACTTTCACCAGGATATACTGGTTTTGAGGGTATAACGTCACAAACAAAACAAACATTATATTCAATGATAAGTGGTAATAACATTGAATTGATTTTAGCAAGTGAACCAAATTATACTGATAGACAAAAATTCTGGTTGCCAGATGAATGGTTATCGGATAGACCAATAACTAAAGTAGAATTGTATGATACATCAAGCAATCAATGGGGTACACCAAACTTCTTAAGTATGTTTACCCAGACACCAGACACAATTAATAGTTTACCGTATACTCAGTTTGAATATAATGGAACTTTAAGAGGTTTTGTTAAAATTAGATTGAGATTTTAAGAGCTTTTAGCGCTTACAAACTATTTATATAAAGAATAATAAACTAAACCAAAACAAAAATTAAAAAATGGCATCTTTAACTAGAACAGCAGGTGTTTTTAACTTTTCAGCGAACTTTGAAACGTTAGTAGCAGCACCATTAGACGCACGTTTAACCGTGCCTTATTTGACCCATCTAACCGATGGGGCAACAATCCCTTATCCTTATTTGGGTATGGTTGTCGCTGTAACAAGCGATTCAACACCATCTAATAATGGTATTTACTATTGTACTGATATTGGTACAGTACCAGCATTTGCTAGTGGTACATCTGTTTGGACAAAACTAACTGATGGCGCTAGTGATACGTATGTTACTGGTGGTACAATGTCAGGTACTAACTTAGAATTATACAGAAATGATGGTAATACCGTAACAGTTGATTTATCATCATTAGCTAGTGATAATAACACATATGTTACTGGTGGTACTGTGAGTGGTACTAGCTTAACTTTAGGTCTTAATGATGGTAGTTCAGTAACAATTGATGTATCGTCTTTAACAACTGATACATATGTGACTGGTGCAACTCAAAGTGGCACAACAATATCATTACATTTTAATAATGGTGCACCACAAGTAGACTTAACACTTACTGGTTTTACTGGTAATTATGTTACTGGTGGTACATCTGGTGCTGATACTGGTGGAACAACTAATATCGATTTAGATTTAGGTATTAGTGATGGTAGTAATGTAAACATTGATTTATCACAAGCATTCACATTTATGAACGCTGCTGCGGTTAAGAAAACTGTTGGTGGTATAACAACTGGTGATTTAGCTTTTGCTAGCGGTAAAACATTACATGAAATCATCCAAATGATTTTCTATCCAGCTATCGCACCAACTATTTCATATAGTTCTGTTGCATTAACTAAAACTTTGGGTAATTTGGAAGAGATCGGTAAGATTCATGATTTAACACTAACAGCAAACTTCACAAAAGGTACATCTGTTGTGGCTGGACAAACAACCAGATACATGGGTAACCCAATTGACTACAATTACACTGGTGATCAAATTACTGGTACGGTAACAAATGCAAACACTGGTAGCCCAGATACTACAGCAGTATCAGCATATGTTGTAACACAAGGAGTTCAAGGTTGGAGTGTTGGTACTGATTATAACGCTGTAACACCAGGTGGCTCTACAGGCCCTGTATATGATGATGGGACTACATATGTTAATACAAACTTTACGAATGCTGGAACTAAAACAGGCTCAACTTCTTTAGAAGGTGTTTATCCAATATACGCAGCAACATCATCAACAACTGTATTAACAAAACAAGCTCTTGTTTCTATGATAAACGGAAACAACTTAGAATATACAATTGTTGCCGAAGCTAATCCAGGTGAACATACATTTGCATTACCAGATGTATGGTTAATATCTAGACCGCTAACAGCTGTATATTATTTTAATGCTGTATCAAATCAATGGGATACGGTTAATAAAATTGGTGATTGGATCACAACACCAGATACACAAACAATACAAGGTGCTATTGTTAACTATACAAAATACACCAAAGACGTTGCATTACCAGCAGCTGGTTCTAGAAAAATAAAATTAGTGTTTTAATTGATAATAGATGGCAAATAGAGTACCAGGTGTTTTTAATTTTTCAGCGAACTTTGAAGCGCTGATTGCCGCACCTTTAGATGCCAGAGGAACTGTGGTGAACTATTCGGAATTAACGGATAGTTCACTACCATATCCTTATTTAGGCATGGTTGTCGCTGTAACAAGTGATGCAACCCCAACAAATAACGGATTATATATTTTAAAAGCAACTCCAGCGACTAATCCAAGCAATTGGTATAAAATCTCTGAGGGTGGTGACGTTCCTTTTATAACTGGTGTTACCTATAACGGTACTGAACAAGTCATATCTTTAAATAACGGTACATCTTTTACAACCGATATTAATGGTACAACATTAAGTAGCGGTCAGTATAGTGTTGGTATTTCAAATCACTCTTATCAAATAGTAACAACTAACGATACAACAACAACAATTAGTGGTGCAACTTATAACGTTGCTAATGTTTTTTATTCTGGATCGGGTAACCCACCAGCTAAAAATAATATAATTGTTATTAGTGGTATAACTAGTGCAGAACACTTTTTATTGGAAATGCCAGCATTAGGTGTTGGTGAGGCTGGAGCGATATACAAAATTATTGTAAAAGATATTTCTGGTGTTGTTGATTATAAGTTTTTTATGGTTTATAGCGGTACCGATAGAATTATTGGCGCTAATATAAAATCTAATGTCGGTTCTGGTTATTTTATACCGCTTGAGACGTTAGAAACATTAGAGTTAGTTTGGGATGGTGATGATTATATCATTACAAACATAATTAAACAAAATTACACTTCACTTAATGCAAAAGATTTCTTATCTTTGGATACAGGTGTCGATCCTTTGTTTAATTGGTCGTACATTGAAAGAAATATTAACAATATTGTATAATGAAATTATTTGAAACCTTATTAAAAGAAAAATTTGAACTGTTATTTGATGGTATTGATTTTGACGATAAAAAAATCGCAACCACAAAAAAGTTTTTAAATTTTTGTTGCGATGAATTAGGGTTGAAAGAAAAATTCAATTGCCATATTATATCCGACAGGGAAAAATATGGTGTTAATACCACAGCTTATTATCGTGATAAAGATAAAATGGTTGTGGTGTATGCCAAAAACAGAATGTTGGGTGATGTGTTAAGGAGTATAGCTCACGAACTTGTTCATCAATTACAACATGAGGAAGATAGGATTTCATATCCAGTACAAGATGAGGGTGGCGACATAGAAAATGAAGCCAACGCTAAAGCTGGGGAAATTGTTAAAAAATTTATAAAACATGATGAAATGGGTTCAAATTTGTTTGAATCTAGAGTCATTTAAACCAAAAACATTAAAAATAATTAAATAAAAACCACCAAATAGGTGGTTTTTTTATTATATTTGTAAAAATATACACAATGAAAGTATTTGTTATTGGAGCATCGGGACTTGTTGGGGGCAATACCATGCGTGTTTTTCGTGAAAATGGTTGCGATGTTAAAGGTTCATTTTTTACATATAAAACTGAAGATTGTGTTTTTTATGATACACTAGATTTGGATAATACAGATAATTTTGATCTGATTGGTTGGTGTCCAGATGTAATCGTACATTGTGGGGCTTTAACACATGTTGATTATTGTGAGGAAAACAAAGAGGAGAGTTATCAAAAAACCGTTCAAAGTACAATGAATGTGATAAATCTAGCAAAACAGTGCGGGGCTAAATTAGTATACCTATCAACCGACTATGTTTTCGATGGTAAAAATGGCCCTTACCAAGAAAATGACGCATTAAACCCGATAAATGTATATGGTAAACATAAGATGATTGCCGAAAATAGTGTAACAGGGTATGATAAATCATTGGTATTGAGAATAACCAATGTATATGGGGATGAAGAAAGAGGTAAAAATTTTATTTCAAGAATTATACAACAATGTAAAGAAGGTAAACAACTAACACTCAAATTGCCAATAGATCAGTATGCAAATCCAACAAATGCTTATGATATCTCTAGAGCCATGTATCTTTTAGTAAAAGATGGTCATTCAGGTATTTTTAATATTGGTGGAACGGATTACATGAATAGGGTATCGCTAGCTTTAAGGGTTTTAAAATACTTCCCAGATGCCATATATTATTTACTCCCAACACAAACAATAGAATTAAATCAGGTGGCAAATAGGCCGCTGTTAGGTGGCTTTATTAGTAAGAAATTTCATCAGTTATATCCAGATTTTTTGTTTACAACTGTTGATGATTACATGAAAACTCAATTATAAACCTTTGTTGGCTTCATCCTGTTTTTTCTGTACATACTTAGCCTTTAATTTTGTTTGGCGTTTCTTAACAGAATCCTTTTCAAATTCTTTTCTATCACGTAACTCATCGTGAATTTTTGATTTGAAAACTTTAAATTTGTACTGCTTTAGGGCTTTATCTATACCCCCAGCTTTCTTCACATCAATAATTATCATACAGATAAATACATTTTTTTTGGGGAAAATTTGCATATTAAAATAAAAGTATTTACATTTGTAAACAAATCAGTAAAAAGGTATGGATCAAGCAACACCAAAGAAAAAGACGAGGTTAGAATATCTATTTGATATTTTTATTAACGATTACAAGAGAGCGGTAACCCATAAATTATTCAAAGAAGTTAAAGCTGGCGATAATACAGTGGTTAAACCAGAACACGCTAAATTTGCGTATCATATAGATCCATGGTTTCGTAATTTTTTGAGTTACCAACCAATGCCAGATGATGGTAATGGTGAAAATAACTTTTATTATATTGGTAAGGGTGATAATGAAATGGATCGTTTGTTTAAATTTTTTGTTCATTGCGACCCATCACCAAATAAAGAATATGTGAGTTGGTTCCTTAACCTTTATCGTAAAATTATTAAAGATAAGATTGATGGCTCGGGTCAGGCTCATACCGATAATTTTTATGAGGATTTGATGACCAAAGTACCAGAAGCTCTGGATGTTTTTTCATTTTTAAAACTAACTAATGTTTTAGCCGTGGAAACACGTGATATAAATCGATACAAGACAATCAATGAGTTTGTTGATTTGGTTAGACCGTATATGGCCAAAGATGATGGTGATGATTCTGTGCACACTTTAGACCATAAAGAATTAACGTGCATCCAAAACCATACAAAGCAAAGTAAAACAAACGGTAAGGCTGAATTGGTTTTTGAAAACAATGAATGGGTTATTGTTATTACACACGATAAGGAAGCGAATATCGAATTTGGTAAATATACAACCTGGTGTACAGCTGGTACTCGTTATGGTAACATGTTTGATTCTTACCATGGTCGTGGAGAATTGTTCGTTCTAATTAAAAAAGGCCATGGTTCCAAAAAAGCAATTAAGAAAGACCCTGCGGTTAGATTACAATTTCATTTTGAGGATGGTCAGTATATGAATGCTGATGACAGATCGATAAACATAAATGAGTTCTTATTTAGTAATAAGGACATCAAAAAGTTTTTTAGGGGGTATATCATTAAACGTGTTTTACCGCATAGACAACAAAAGAATACTAGACAGAGTGAGGACATAAAGTACTTACTAAATTTAGGTTTCGGTGATGAGATCATTAAAATATTAAAAGAATCTAAACCTGAAATTGTTGATTTTAGTGGCCATAAAATTGAATCGGAATACCTTGAAAGTATTGGTGAAATAACCAGCATTAAAAAACTGGATTTAAGTGAATGTGGTATTGATAAACTACCTGATTCAATAGCCAATCTAAAAAACCTTAAATCGCTTAAATTTAGAAACAATAAAAACATTAAAAATGTTCCAGTTTGGGTGAGTGAATTAACTAATTTGGAATATTTTGATTGTGCTGGATGTAATATAACCGAAATAGGTGATTTGGGTAAAAATACGAATCTAACTGAGTTAGTTTTGGATTATAACAAAAACCTAAAAAAATTACCAAAAGGTGTCGGTAATTTAACAAAGTTAACTAGGTTAACAGCATCCACATGTGATTTAAGAGAAATTGATGAGGAGCTACTTAACTGCACAAACCTATATTTGATGGATGTGCACATGAATGAACATTTGGAAAGGATTCCAGTTGAGTTAAGTAAATTACCAAATATTGTGGCTATTTGTATTGATGATACCAAAGTATCAATGCAAACTAAGAAAATTATGGAAGATAATAGTAATGGGTCAGTTTGTATTATAAAATACGGTCAATAATATAATTATCGGATTTGGACATGTCAATTTGATCCAGAACCCTAATATCCGATATGTTATTTTTATTAATTAGATTTTTAATACGGTCTTTAGTTTGATCCTTTGAGCATATTTCCATACTAAGTGGTCTCATCACGGAATCAAATAAGTAGATATGATTTTCAGAATTAAATTCTTTTACTATAATTTCCATATACAATAGTAATTAAATTTTTGGTGGGTATAAATAGAAAAATGAAACTATTTATAATAAAAAGGTGTAATGACAAAAGCTGATTTTTATAGAAAAACTTTAATAGAGAGTATAATTAAAGATGGTGTTCAGAAGAATAACCGTATTAATATTAATTTAAATGGCGCTAAAGGTCAATATACTGAAATAATTACTTTGGATGAGATCAGAGAAGTTACAGATAATTTTAAAACACATAAAAATGTTGAATCATTTCTAAATGAATTGGTTAACGACCGTTTATCCACTATAATGGAGTCATTTAGTTATAAAATCAATGAAAGTGATTTAGATTTAAATAACTCGGATTCTTATGATGGTTATGAGTTAAACATACCCCTAATTAAAGAAAATTATAACTCAGTTTTTGAGTTATTTAATGAGATTGACACTGAACTTGGTGTGGAACCAAAAGCAAACCCAAAAGTTTTAAATAAAGCGTCAAACACACCATTAACAAAAGAACCAGGTAAGGAAAAAACCCCACACATCCCAGTACAAGCTAAACAGGAGAAGACCCAGAACCCAAGAAAAGTGGATTTGATCCTTAAAAGTGTTTTTGAGGGTAAGTTTAATGATTATACAATGAAAACGGACACTGGTGACTGGAAAGTTGTTAAGGTGTTAAAAAATGAATCTGGTAAATTAATCATCACATGGGAAAGTAAATTACAACCATCGATGATCATTGAATTATTGGTTTTCCCAAATGACACAAATAAGATTACCGTATCAGTTAAGAATAGAACTGGCGAGGAATTTTTAAACACTTATTTTGAAATCTATCAAATCCCAACCGACCCGTTTTTAGCCGAAAAATTCTTTAGAAAAACACTATTTTCATTGTTAAAAAAATATATAGATACTGCGGTTATACAAATTGATCCATTTAGAACTGAATTTGTTTTCTGGAAAACAGATAACCCAAATTTCTCATATTCCTTCAGCACACCAAATAAAAATAAAATCATATTGGATTTGATCAGTTTTATTAGTACAGCTAAAAAACCAATCCTTGATGATTTTTTTGAACAAAACAATCTTAAACATAAACAAGGTTATTTACAAACCCTGTTAGACTCAGCCGAGGCAGCTGGTATATTCCAATTCAAAAGGGAGGGTAACGAGATTTTGATTCTTAGAGGCCCTAACTACAAAGCCTTCCTAGAGGGAAAAGTTAGAAGAGTTACATCTTAAATTTGCATTTTTGTTTTTATTTTCTTATCTTTGTAAAAAGATTAGATTATGTATTTACTAGGGGATATTCATGGTGACTTTAACACCATATCTTATTTTGCACAAAAAAATGTCGAAAAAGAACCAACAACACTAATTCAGGTTGGTGATTTTGGTGCTGGATTCCATAAAGATTTTACCGATCATATGGAACATCTTAATACCATATTAAATGAATTTAACGTCACACTCTATGCTATTAGAGGTAATCACGATGACCCTAAGTTTTTTGATGGTACATACAACTGGAGTAATATAAAACTACTACCTGATTATACCGTTACTGTTATTGAGGGTAAAAGAATTTTATTTATTGGTGGTGCAACATCAATTGACAGATTACAGAGAATACCAGAAAGAAGTTGGTGGGAAGGTGAGATCTTTAATCTTGATGTTGATAAACTATCGTTATATGAGGCGATTGACATTGTTGTAACCCACACCGCACCAAAATTTGCATACCCCATTGGGTTTAATCATTTAGTTATGTCATTCGCTGCATACGACCCAACTTTACTGGAAGATCTAACAAATGAGCGACAGGCTCTGGCAATTGCATATGAAACATTAAAAGAAAAAAATAAAATAAAAAAATGGTTTTATGGTCACTTCCATACAACCGAAAAAACTGAACATGAAGATACTATTTTCCATGTTTTGGGTATTAATTACATTTATCAATTATGAGCGAACAAACACAACAACCGCAAGAAGAACAACCGCTAGGTACATTATTTGGTGTCCTGGGTTATAATAGTATGACTGAACTTGAAGACTTCCATACTAGACTTAGAAATAAATCAACAGCAGACGTCTTATTAGCTATACATTCAGCTTTACGATTTTCACAATTAAAAGGTGCCTTTTCATTGGAGGAGAGTGAGGTTGTATCAATAGCACTACGGAATCTACAAGATGTCATGAAAAAAGCAACCCCTAACGGATAGTTAGGGTTTTTTTTACACACACTTGTTTTATTTGTTTTATTTTATTATTATTGTACTAACCGTTATGTATCATGATTGGTTGCCTATAATAAAAAAATTAAAAATTTAAATTATATGGAAACAATAACAGCAACAATCTTAGCGACAGTTTTAATTACTGTTGTGGTAATCGGCTTAGTCTCATGTGTCTGGGCGATTGTTAGTTTAAAACGCAGGGTCTCTAAATTAGGGGGTTTGTGTTCTGGTTTGCAGGATCAATTAAACGGTATTTACCGTGAATTTGAGAATGTGGGTCGCAATCATGATGAAACAATAAAAGATGTCAGAAATGACATGAGCAGGGAGTTCGAGTCAACATATAGACGAATCCATGATGCTGAAAAGCATATACACGATAGAGTCGATAATGTTACACAAGAATTCGAAAAACAATTAGATAAACGTTTTGATAACGTATATCGAAAGTTACCAAAAATAAACCCTGAACCTCAAGGTTCGGACGCACAAAATAACTAAAAAATAAATGGCGACCGATCATGATACAAAAACGGTATTAGATATTGTTCAAAGATCTAACAACTATAATAGTGATAGTTGTTGGCAATACGATATTAGACAAAGGAATAGGGATTTAGACTTAACAGATTATGGTTTTACTATTGATGATGTTAAGAATTTAAAAGTTGATGATTTTCAATTTGAGTTTGTACCCAAAGACAACAAAGAGATGGCGCAACAAATTAAAAAATTTATTGAGAGACATGAATGGCTTGGTAAAATGAGTAATTACCCAACACATTATTTTATCGCAAAATACAACGGTATACTATCTGGTGTGGTGATAATGGATATGCCAAATGCTTTCTCAAAATTACTTGGGGATGAAACAAAAAAGATTGAAAGGCTTATATCACGTGGTGCTTGCATTTCCTGGTCACCAAAAAATTTAGCATCATCTTTAATTATGTTTGCAATAAAATGGATGGTTAAGAATACACAATATCGTGTTTTTACGGCTTATTCGGATCCAGAAGCTAAGGAGTTAGGTACGATTTACCAGGCTTGTAATTTTTATTATTTAGGCCAGAATTCTGGGACTAGTAAACAATATAAAGTTAATGGTAAATGGCACTCAGATAGGTACTTTAGAAGTAGAAGTGTATATAAAAAATTAGCCATTGAAAATGGCGTTAAATGGGATAATTCTTGGGTTGACGGTGACAGTATTTTATGGGAGAACATGAACGATGCAACAGCTAGTCAAATAAAAAAAATTAGCAAAGATTTTCAAAATTCATGTCAGGTTCGAGTTGCCCCAAAAAAACATAAGTATCTTTATATTTTGGGTGAAAACAAAAAAGAAACAAAGGAATTAAGAATGGTATTTGCTAAACTGAACCCAAAACTTATTAATTTAGCTTACCCAAAAGAAAGAGGAAAATATTAAAATATGAATAAAATATTACTTGCAATCACAGAAACACTATTAGTCTTACTAAAAAAACGTGGTGTTGATGTTAGTGTATTAAGACCATTAACAAAAAAAGAAAAACAAATTGAGTTACTATCAAATAGATTGTACGACCTACAAGCAAACATCTCAATTAAAAGAGCTGAATTAGTTGAAACTCAAAAAAATTTAATAGTTAAGATGGAGCCGATCGTATTTAATGTTTTATCCGAAACAGATGATAGTTGGCAAAAAACAACTATGACAAAAATATGGATGGATGATTTAACCGAGATCAATAATAAAATTGATGAACATGAAGAATTATTAAATCTTTTTGAAAACACTTATTATAATTTAGAAAATACAAAAAACGGAATATGAAATTTAACGAATTAACCGATGAACAAATTGTGTATGCAAAAAAGGTGTATACCGATAAAGAATTATCTTGGGATGATCGAATGAAGATCTTAATGGAATTTTTTGGTAAATCTGAACGAACTGTTAGAAAGTGGTGTTCGGCCAAACTTAATTTTAAAGAAAAACCAGATGTTGAGTCTGAACAATATGAGACAGCTAAAAAAAGAAAATTTGATAAGGATAAATCTAGATTTATTATAACCTGGGCTCAGAATAATACCGATGTTCATAAAGGTTTTTTTGAGAATATAAAGGCCTATGCTGAACATATTGATGCCGATATCCATGTTATTGCTGGTAGATATAAAAACCCAACATCAGTTTTCACCGATAAAGATGTTGATTTTTGGGTTGATGATGTTATCCCATATTTGGATGCTAATAGACATAACGTACACAAATATCTATCAATCATGTCGGATATTAAGATACAACCAACAGCAACAAACCCAATGAGCGGTTTGCAAGGTATGAGTGGTATAAATTCATGTGTTTTTGGTGCACCAAAGGTGCAAATGGAGATGATTCCAGTATTACAGGGTAATAAACCAAAAATGATGGTAACAACTGGCGCTGTAACAAAAATGAATTATACTGATTCTAAATCAGGTAAAAAGGGCGAGTTTCACCATACATACGGTTTTACTATTGTTGAGATTAAAGATAAAGAGAGTTTTTATGTAAGACAAGTAACAGCTGATGATAAAACTGGTGATTTTACCGACCTATTTTATAAAGTTAGTTCTGGTACTGTTTCAAAAATTGAATCGATTAGTGCCATAGTTTGGGGTGATATGCACTTTGGTCATCACGATCAAGATGTTATTGATGCCACGCATAATATGCTTAAAAATATTAAACCTAAACATGTTGTACTACACGATGTATTTGATGGCAATTCAATATCCCATCATGATATGAAGAATCCTTTTAAACAATATGCTAAGGAAGTTCATAACCAAAATTCTTTACAAAACGAGGTTAGTAATATGTTGGATGGTTTAAAACCATTTGAAAGTTATGATAAAGTTGTCATCGTTAGAAGTAACCATGATGATTTTTTAGATCGATGGTTAGCTAACGAAGATTGGAAGAAACAACCAACACCAAAAAACAGCGTGTTATATATGAAATACTCAACAATGTTGTTGGAGCAATACGAAAAAACACCAGAGAATGTTAAAGGTGTTATACCAGAAGTTATCAATCAGGTTTATCCTAAGTTCATTACTTTGGGTAGAAATGATTCTTATAAAGTTAATAGATGGGAATTGGGTCAACACGGTGACGTTGGTTCTAATGGTAGTAGAGGTTCGTTAAATCAATATCGAACGCTTAACACTAAAATAATTGTTGGTCACTACCATTCACCTGGACGAAAAGATGGTGCTATTGCTGTTGGAACATCAACTAAATTAAGAGTTGGGTATAATAACGGCCCTAGCTCATGGTTGCAATCACATGTTATCATCCACGAAGATGGTAAAGCGCAACATATTAATTTTATTAGGGATGTTAATAATAAAATAGGTTTTACTACTTTTGAATATTAAAATGATGGGAAATGAAAAAATTTCAGAATAAAGATGGGGTTAAGATAGAGAATGTATCTGAATATGTAAAAAATTGGCTAAGTCAAAATGATAATAGTGACATCTATATAGGTTGCGATTCACAAGAAACAAATCATAGGGTTACTTATGTTACCACCATATGTTTATATGAAAAAGGTAGAGGTGCACATGTCATATATAAAAAAGAATATGAACCTAAAACAACTAGAGGTAAAATGAACATGCACACCAGACTTTGGACTGAGGTAACAAAATCAATTGAGGTTGCTGATATGTTAAAAGTATTGGATAGACCAATAACTGTACACGTTGATTACAATTCAAAACAAAGCGAAAAATCCAACCAACTATATGAAGCTGGTATTGGATATGCTAAGTCAATGGGGTATGATGCTGTGGGTAAACCAGATGCTTGGGCTGCTAGTTCAGCAGCTGATAATCTATGTAGATAAAAAAATTTTTAAAAAAACTTGGTTTTTTCCAAAAGTTTACTATATTTATACAAAACACGAAGATTTTCAATGAAAATAACTACAAATACAACGAATAGATTTTTTGGGAGAGGCGAGGACTCATCCAAGGGCTTTCTATTGGTGTAATTGTACAAAACATACAAAGATACAAAGGAAGCCCGAACTAAAAGTTCGGGTTTTTTTATGTCTGAAAATCAAGTAAAATAAGTTCTTTGAAAAAAAAGTAAAAAAAGTTTCAAAAGCATTTGGAGGTTAAATAATTTCTTCTTACTTTTGTATCACAGTTCGGGAATGTATTCGGCAAACTTAACAAATTTGACTTTTACTCAAACAAAAAACACATTCCGATGAATTGTAACTTTTAAATAGCGTACTCTTGGAGAGCACGGTGCAGTCATGAGCCCGTGTGCAGGTGATCAGCAAAGCATGAATAGCTGATAACGGTTCGAATCCCACATACGCTACTAAGATAATGGGTTTCTCCAAATAAGCTGTCGACAAGCGAGTTTGGGTTAAAGAAATCAGCTCCCTCTGCCAAGCGCTTGTAAAACTCAAGAAGCAGTACAGAGTTGGGTGTAACGGGAATCCAACCATTATCTTTACTTGGTGCGGTAGCTCAGTTGGTAGAGCAAGGGACTGAAAATCCCTGTGTCGGAGGTTCGATCCCTCCCCGCACCACATAAGCCTCCTTAGCTCAGCTGGTAGAGCAACTGATTTGTAATCAGTAGGTCGTTGGTTCGATTCCGACAGGAGGCTCAACTAGGAAGGGTGGCAGAGCGGTTGAATGCGGCAGTCTTGAAAACTGTTTTAGTGAAAGCTAACGGGGGTTCGAATCCCTCCCCTTCCGCTGGTTCTTTGACATATTGGTAGAATTAAAAAAATTACGTTTACAGTAAACTATAAACTGTAAACAAAAGATACGGACGAGATTTTTAAATCTCCTACTTACTTATTCACAGAAGGGTTCCGTAACAGATAACACATAGTAGTGATGTTATCAAATATTCACTCGTAGCTCAGCGGTAGAGCAATCGGCTGTTAACCGATGGGTCATAGGTTCAAATCCTATCGAGTGAGCAAAAGCCCAGATGGTGTAGCGGTAGCATTAAAAACAGAGTCATCCAGTGTGGATGATTTCAGCAAATCACTATCTAAAAATTTTTTATGGACAAAAAAAGGCGCTGGTTCGAATCCAGCTCTGGGCTCTACATAGGTTGAAAAGATACACATCTATGGAAAATCCTGAACACCCTATTAACGGGGTATATACTAACTACCACAATAGTTTGTCAGGTGTAAAAGTGGTAAGCGACTATAATATTACATTTTAAAGTGTCGTATCGAGTGGTGAAGAGAAAGTAAACTATTCCACTCAAATTTGGTCTATTCGTTCATCGGCTAGGATGCCACCCTGTCACGGTGGTGAGGAGGGTTCGATTCCCTCATAGACCGCTAATAAAACAAAGAGGATGACTTCCGCAAATTAAAAATCAGGCTATTAACCTCGTGGTCGTTGGTTCGAGTCCAACCCTGGGACAATGCTTAGGCATCCCAGGTAGCTCAGTTGGTTAGAGCACGTATAAATGCATCCTGTGTTTTATTAACTTAATGGGGTTGAGTTCAGCAAATCTTAAAAAATCAGACTGCAAATCCGACTAAAAAAGATCAACCCGAAATTTTGGTTCCGTAGCTCAGTTGGATAGAGCAACAGCCTTCTAAGCTGTGGGTCATTGGTTCGAATCCAATCGGGATCACACGTTCCACTATTAGTGGATAGTATGTGCAATATGATGAGAAACAGAGTGATGTCTGTATGTACTAATGCGAGGTGAGAATACCTCTGCGAATTATGGCTGTTCGACCCAAGAAAAGGTAAGAGTCTGTGGTACCTTGTTAGCCAACATCGCCCGTTCGTCTATCGGTTAGGACGTTAGGTTTTCAACCTAAAAAGAGGAGTTCAACTCTCCTACGGGTGACAATAAATTGCGGGGTAGAGCAGAGGTAGCTTGTTGGGCTCATAACCCAAAGGTCGGAGGTTCGATCCCTCCCCCCGCAACTAAACCCCAACAGAGGCTGGTGCCACCAACTTGGACGTAACGTTCATGCCAAGTTGAAAGCATGTCTTCGGACTGAAATGGTGGTCGGGGTTTAAATTGCAATGTAGCTCAGAGGCAGAGCGTTCCGCTCATATCGGAAAGGTCAGGATTTCAAAATTCCTTGTTGCAACAAAAGTAGAAGCGAGTGGCACCTGTTGCAGGCGACATAAAGTAAGATTCACAACTTGACTGGTCGTCACTTCTTATGATGGTAAATGTGAACATCATAGGCTATTTTTCCCCAGTGTCTCAATTCCCTGAAGCAATTCAAAGTTGGGGTCTCGGTAGGCGGGTCTAGACCCGATCCTACCCAAATTGCGGTAGTAGCTCAGTTGGTAGAGCATCACCTTGCCAAGGTGAGGGTCGCAGGTTCGAATCCTGTCTACCGCTCTATGGGTCAGAGGAACCCAGAATGTTTGGATCTCATTAAAGGATCACGGTTAATACCCAGATGGTAACCGAAAATTATAACGGAGATAGCGTCCATCCGCTCTTAGGGTGTTGAAATGAGCCGTCATGATTAAAATGCTGGGGGATCGGAGCAATGGGAAGCAACACATTCTCACCGACTAGTGTTGACGGGTTTTAAAGCAGAGATGCAGCAGGTTCTTGAAACAGCGAAAGAAACCGATGTAATCTAATCCTCATGTAAGTCTCATATGTGGGGTAATTTGCGGTAGTCGTATAGTGGCTATTATATCAGCCTTCCAAGCTGAGGACGACAGTTCGATTCTGTCTTACCGCTCAATTAATTTTCTACCAAATGTCCTGGCTTTTTACCAAAAAAGAAGCTATTTATGTATACATAATACACTATACATGAAGAAAATACTTAAGATCACATCGGAGCAACTTGATATGATATTGGAATATCACGTTACTAATACACCAATAAACGAAGCGTTTGGTAACCAAACCGATGCAATTTCAGCTAATGTGTCTAACAATCAAATATTTTTAAATTTTAAAATAGATGATAGGGATGGTAAGGATGTTATTAGCCACATATTCTCAAAATTTCGTAAAAATTCTAAAACTGGTGCATATTTTTTAACCGCACCAACTGGCGCTGTTGATGCGTTTTTAAATGGAGCGATCATGACTAAAATTCTTAATTTTTTAAGTCAGAGGGGGTATAAAGTCCCAACAGCAAATGAATTAAAAGTTCAAATCGAAGAAAAATCAAAAGATATTGTAACAGCTGAAGATAGAGCTGAAGCTAAAGAAAAATATGATGACTTGGTTGTTAAAATCTTACAGAATTTAAATGACCCTGAAATGAGAAAATTAGCGTCTGAGGTATCCAAATTTAGGATTAATCCAGATGTTAACGATAAGGCTTTTGGTCATATACGTTCAGCTAAAAACGCTCTTAGGGTTTTATCTGCTAAACCAGATGCAACTTTTATTGCAACAAGATTACAATGGTTAAATGATTTTAATAGACAGGTTAGACCAGATGCAACAAAAATTATATTATTTAAATCAGTTGGCGGTGGTAGTTATGACCAAAGCAAAGCTGAAAAATCTTTAGGTGTATCAAAAGATGTGGCTTACCAATCACCACAAATGAAACATAAATTTGACATTGAGGCACAATCGGATGACTCAAACCCCGCATTTGCCCCATATGCTGTTTATGATATTAGTGATACTGTTTTAATTCCAGGTGCTGACGATGGTAGCGGTAATTTATCGACTTTTGATCCGTTCATTGAAAAAGCTGGTTTGGCTGATAACCTTAGAGGTGTATTAAATCAAGCGGCTGTTGATTTTAAAGGTACTAATTTAAGTGCTGATGACAAAGCTAAAATTGGTGCAAAAGACACATCAAATAAAAACGTACAAGTTTTTTCTAGAGTTCTTAACTATATGAGAATGGAAAACGATTTAAAACCTGTTACAGATGGATTAATTAAATTAGATCCACATGATGATACCAGCGTTTTAAAGGTAATTAAAACATATTTCTCAAATGTAGCATTCGCTAGAGCGGCAAAAGATAATGAAATCAAAACCAACATCGCAACTGCTGGTATCTTGGCTATGACTGAAGTAGCCCCAATCGCATTGGCGCAACTTATTAATACATACGAAAAACAAATATTAGGATTAACCAAGCAAGATTTGGTTACCGTTTTTGGTCAAATAGTTAAATTAGAAAGAATTATGACAAATGATAATGTTGTTGATACAAGTAAAGCTATAACCAACGAAACCGAACAATTAATTCAAAATGGTATAGATTCTGTTGAAGATTTAGTTGGTTTATTCGGTCATACCATGGATGATTTAAAAGGTGGTGATAATAATACTGAGGACAATGAAAATAGTTCAGAAGAAACTAATGAAACTATAATGAATGAATTTTATAATGTCTTTAATAAGATAAACAACACTATTAATGAATATTCAAATACTACAAGAAAACTCTAAATTAAATTTAGATAAGATATTCGATTCAATTCGTTTGATTCAGGAAGTATCATTAGATGATTTTAATCCTGATGATCCTAGCAATTTTTATGTTTATCATTGTGCTAGAGAACGAGATTTAAACAGTATCTTTAAATTTGGTTTTGAGTCCTTTTATTTAGGTTCAAATGTTGGTAACATGTATGGTAGAGGTGTTTACACAACAACCGACTTAGAATCTTCAGTTGATAATGCTAGAAAAGGTACTTATGGTAAAATTATCGTAAAAGCCCAAGTCATTAGTTATGATAATTATTTAATTTGGGATAGGGGTATAGCTGAAAGAGTTTATGGTAATAAATGGAGCATTGCCGACCAATTAAATAGTATTGTACCAGCTAACATCATAGAAAAAGCCAAACAAACACCATATGGTGATGTTAGTTTATATGATTATATCTTAGAGTATCGTGAATATACATCCAATAACGCATTAGCTGTTTATAAAGATAGTAGACAGGGTAATGGTGAGTCTATCTATGACCACATTGAGGGTTTTGTTTTTAGAGGTAGTAATGACGGTAATGTTGCTGTTGTTAAAAATGTTAAAAATTTAATACCACTATATCACACAAACAACTACGGATCAACTTGGGAAAAGGGTTATAATGATGCAACATTGAAACACACATTAGGTGATTTTGACGTTGATTTACTATACGGTAAAAAATACGCTAATACATCTGTACCATCAAATGGGTACTCTAAAGTAACAAACAAAGAGGGTAAAATTAACTACATAGATAAAGATGGTAATGAGGTTTCTGAGACATGGCTTAATAGTGGTGGTGATTTTACAGACCATGATGGTGTTTTATTAGCTACTGTAATGTATAATAACCATGTTTTATTGTTGGGTACGGACGGAGCAATATATTTAAATGCTGATGATGAATACCCAATTTGTTTCTCTGACGAACTACCTGAGTACCAATTCGATTAAAAAATATACATTCCAGGGTCAAGCCGCATCGAGCCACGGAATTATCTAGGGGTATGGGAGCACGAAGCGGCTGGGACGGCTCCAAACCCCGATATTTACAAATTTTCTTAAAATTCTTTGCCGACCCCTTGTCAATTTGATTTTTTATTAGTAATATTGTGCAAGAACATTAAATATTATGTCTAACACAAATAGAATCTCATCTGCCGACATCAAGAGAATGTCCGTAAATGAGTCGATCGCATTGCAAGGTGCTGATCGCAGCGAAGTCGCTAGTATCGCTAGCGCAGTTACTAATAAAAACCCTGGTTATGAATATAACGTAACCAAAAACAGACGTGGTGAGGTTATCGTAACACGCATTGTACCAGAAAACATGTACAATCGTGCACAATACATTTCAAGCATTAACAAAACAACTTTGGTTCGTGCTTTGAAGCAAAACAATCACGTTAAAACACGTACAGGTGAGATGCTTGGTGTATCTGCTCGTACAATCGGTCGCTTAATGCAACGACACGGAATCTAATAATTAAGAGATCCCCCATCTTAATAGGGTGGGGGATTTTTTATGTAAACGCTAACTAAACAAATAAAAAAATGAAATTTGATTTTGATGATATTCTAATTAAACCAGCCGTATTAACTGATATTAATTCACGGTCTGAAGTCGATGTTACTAACAACGATGATATGTTACCATTATTCACAGCACCAATGGATACCGTTGTGTGTGATGAAAATGTTGATTACTTCGTTAATGCTGGTATTACAACAATTTTACCAAGAAAACAAAATATCGATTCAACTTACGTTTCAACTAATAAAAACTGTTGGTACGCTTATGGTTTAAAAGAATTTAGGGATGTTTTTTTATTGAATACCCCAGACAATCGTGGTGCCAATATGTATGCTTTAATTGATGTGGCTAACGGTCATATGCCAGCTTTAAAAACCGCATTAATTGAGGCTAAACAAAAATACGGTGGTGAATTGGTTGTTATGGTTGGAAACATAGCTAACCCATATACATACGTTGAGTTATCCAATGCTGGAGCTGATTATATTAGAATTGGTATTGGTAATGGGGGTGGTTGTTTGACAACACAACAAACAGGTATTGGCTACCCTATGGCGTCATTAATTATTGAAACTCGTAAACTATCACGTGATTTAGTTAATCCAGCTAAAATTGTTGCGGATGGTGGGTTTAAAAAATATGCTGACATCATTAAAGCCTTAGCTTTGGGAGCTGATTATGTTATGCTTGGATCAATCCTAAATAAAGCACTTGAAAGTGCGGGTGAAACAACTAATGAACAGGGTGACATCATTAACCAATATTCTGAGATTGCTAAGAATTATTTTGATGTTGATATTCCACTATATAAAACATTTAGAGGTATGTCAACAAAGGAAGTACAATCTGATTGGGGTAAAGATACGATAAAAACATCTGAAGGTGTTGTGAGAAAACATGTGGTCGAATATACCGTTTCTGGTTGGGTGGACAACTTCACACACTATCTAAAATCAGCTATGAGTTATACGGATTGCACCAATCTAAATAGCTTTATCGGTGGTGTCGAGTATATCGAAATTACCGAAAATTCATTTAAACGATATAATAAATAAAAAAAACTTGACTATTTAAAATATTTTGTTTAGATTTGTATCGCAATTGGGACTAAATTCAGCAATCATAATCAGGTTAAATTTGGTTCGATCCCAAAAGCACCCTAATAATGGGTGTTTAAAAATTAGTCCGATAATTGCACTTTTTTAAAAAACGATATATTTATATAAACATGAGAACTTTAACATTACAACGCCAGCAATTGTTACAACTCCTAAAAATGGGGGCTGGGGAATGTTATGTTCATATGTAAATAAGATAATATAAAACTATGAATAGAGAAACCTCAGTCGCCAAGCGTCTGGGGTTTTTTGTTTTTGGTTATGTAGCTCAATGGATCAGAGCACTTCGCTACGAACGAAGAGGTTGGGAGTTCGAGTCTCTCCGTAATCACAATATATGCCCTCGTGGTGGAATGGTATACACAACCGTCTTAGAAACGGTGTCGAGAGGCGTGTCGGTTCGAGTCCGACCGAGGGTACCAATATATTGTCCCGTAGCCTAATGGCAGGGCACCAGATTTTGACTCTGGGGGTTCAGGTTCGAGTCCTGACGGGACAACACTTGTTTTTTTGAAGTTCTTTGTTTATTATTGTAGTATGGAAGTAAAAGATTTAAAAGATTTTTATATTGACCTGGATGGTGATATAAAAGCATCAGCTGGTGACGCTAAAACTGCTGTGTTTATAACAAATAGTGATAAACCGAGTAGTCAATATGTTATGGCTGAAAATATCGATCAAATTAAATCAGCTATAAAACAAATTAATTCGGACTATGATTTAGATTTTGAGATTTATAAGCAATATTCTGTTAAGTGTGATAAAGATGGTAATGTTGTTAGTATAAAAATCTGGTCAGACTCTAATAATCGAATCAATGATTTGGATACGGTTTTAGTTGGCCATGAGATTAGTTACGATAATGTTGTTCGTGATTATTACTTTACTGGATCAATTGAATCTGTTAATACTTTAATTCAAAGTAGTGATTTAAATTATGAGATTAAAGAGTTTGATACCCATAAACATTTTTTATACTCGATTAAGTACGATATATCCAATAATATCTTAAATTTTAAGACGTATTATATCCTAAACGAGCATGCGATGTATTATACTAATGAAATGATACCTCATTTGAAAAAAATTTTAACTTTTAATTGAAAATGATTTGGTTTTTAAATATTTCTTTATTACTTTTGTAGAGTAAAACAAATTCTCCCACACTAGGGGTTAGTGAGCGCTTAAAGGGGAGCAAAAGTGGTACACAAGTCCACGATTTGTTTTACAAATGCCGAGGTGGTGAAAAGGTAGACACGAGGGACTTAAAATCCCTTGCCCCTAAAGGGCGTGCGGGTTCGATTCCCGCTCTCGGTACAAATATTGAAGAAATTCAATATATTTATATCAACAATCTGGGGATGACTGGAATTGATTGGTGGATTAGTTCTTTAATTTGATGCATGTAGTGTTAGTATCGGAAACACTTAAATAACCTATACACAATTGTAAATGGCGAAAGCTATATTGATGCTGACGGGAACATCGTGTTCGAAGGTCAGTCTGTTGAGTTTGCAGATCTAGAAGTAGCGTAAGCTACCAACAGCAGTAAAATCTGTAAAACCCCTAATAGCAACCAGGTGGGGTGTGGGAAACCCAAAAAAGGTGCTCCAGTATTTTAGCTCTCTGGGTTAGTGAGGTTAAATATTTTGTCCATTAAGAAAAATGGAATAAACATGTGAATGAGAATTATTGTGCTACTATACAAGACGAGGGTTCGAATCCCTCCATCTCCACAAAAAAAGGGACTAAAAAAAGTCCCTTTTTTATTTTAATTTTCATTGTTTTTTTGTCGTATTTTATTATTATTGTATTGTGGAATTGATTACAACTTACATATGTAAAAAAGGTGATATTGGCGTTCATGATAATATGTTCGGTGGTATATTGGTATCGTTAATTGATGATGCCGCAGCATCGTATGCATCACAAATAGCTGACACACCTAGAATGGTAACAATTAAAATTGATGAGTTGGTTTTTAAAAGAGCTGTTAAAGTTGGTAGTCTTTTAAAAATTTATGGTAGGGTTTTAAATTTCGGTACAACGTCATTGTCATTGTATATCGAAGTAAGAAAACATAATGTACATACTGGCTCACAAGAAATCGTTACTTATACAAATATTAAGTTTGTTAGAATCGATGAGGAGGGTAATTCAATACCAATAAATGATAGAGTTAAAAAACGATATCAAGAAAGAATCGAAAAATACGGGAGAGGTTTATTAACTCCAGAGGAGTTTGAGCAAGCCAAAGACGTTTGAAATTAAAATTAATTTAAATTATGTTAGATAACTACAAAAAACTAGAAAATGGTGTAATCACCCAAATTGAAAGAGAACCATTCGATTATAATTTCGAATACTCTAACAATTATAATAAACTAGGTGAAATTGGTACTAGGATGGGTTATCTTAGATTAGGTCACCTAATAGGATCAATCGGATTTGTACCTGAATCAATTATGGATATTGGTTATGGTAATGGGGATTTCTTAAAAGCCTGTCAAAACATTATACCTAAATGTTATGCCAGTGATGTTTCTGTATACCCAGCACCAGAAGGTTGTGAATTTGTTTCGGATCCTGGATCAGTTAAAGTTACTGTTGCAACATTTTACGATGTTTTAGAACATTACCATGACATTTATGATATTAAAAATATACAAGCTGACTACATCGTTGTGTCGCTACCACATTGTCATAATTTTAGTGATGAGTGGTTTGAAAATTGGAAACACAGAAAACCAAACGAACATTTATGGCATTTCAATGCTGAATCTTTGGTTAATTTTATGTCTGAGGTTGGTTATGATGTTATTAATATTACTAATGTTGAAGATATAATTAGAAAAAATAATTTGGATTATTCTAATATCCTAACAGGGGTTTTCAAGAAAAAATAGTGAAATTAATCTCAAATAAAGGTAATGTTTATGGTGTAATTTCAGAATATGAGAATACACCAGAATACATCGAAAAAGCATTAAGTAGCGGGTTCGATGTTAAAATCGATCTAACCATGATTGATAATAAACTATACATTGGGAATGAGATAGAAAAACATAAATTAGATATTGATTGGTTAGAGAAACATCATAATAGATTATGGTTAGAATGTAAAGACATAAAAATTATTGAAAGATTTAATCAAATTGATAATCGTGGTGCGTATTTAAATTATTTTTGGCATGAAAATGATTTATTAACATTAACTAGCCGTGGTTATGTTCTATCATACGGTGTTGAGGTTGTGGGTGGTAGTGTTATGATGTTACCAGAAATAAATGATGACACAATTAAATCTTGCTACGGCATTTGTTCAAATAATATTATTGAATATATAAAATATAAATGAAAAAAGCGTTAATTACAGGTATTTCTGGTCAGGATGGATCATATTTAGCCGAATTATTATTATCTAAAAATTATGAAGTTCACGGAACGATAAAACGAAATTCAATAAAAGAAAATAGTTTTATTAGAATAGAATCCATTCAAAACCACGTTACTTTACATTATGCTGATTTAACGGATATAGCTTCATTGATTTCTGTGGTACAAAAAGTTAAACCAGATGAAATCTATAATTTAGCGGCACAGTCCGATGTTAGGGTTTCATTTGATCAACCATTGTATACCGCTAACGCAACAGGTATTGGTACGCTTAACCTTCTTGAAGCTGTTAGGCAATTAAATTTAAATCCAAAAATATATCAGGCATCATCTTCTGAGATGTTTGGTAATTCTATTGATTCAGATGGTTATCAAAGGGAAACAACACCGATGCATCCCGTATCACCATACGGTTGTGCTAAGGTTTATTCCTATAACATAGCTAGAAATTATCGAAATGCTTATGGTATGTACATATCAAATGGGATTTTATTCAATCATGAATCACCTAGAAGAGGTACAAATTTTGTAACGAATAAAGTTTGTAAAGAAGCTGTTAGAATATATTTGGGTTTAACGGATGAATTGAGATTGGGCAATTTGGATGCCACAAGAGATTGGGGGCACGCCAAAGATTATGTTGAGGCGATGTGGATGATTTTACAACAAGACAAACCAGATGATTATGTTTGCTCAACTGGGGTATCACATTCAGTTAAGGATTTAGTTGAATATGTTTTTGGTAAATTGGGTTTAGAATGGACTGAATATGTCAAACAAGATCCAGCATTTTTACGATCAGAAGAATTAAATAACCTAAAAGGTGATCACACTAAATTAACTAATGTGACTGGTTGGGTACCAACACAAACATTCGAAACAATGTTAGATGAAATGATAGAATATTGGTTATATGAACTTAACAAAAAATAAATCAGATATCATAATCATAAACGCTTTTCCATCTAATAATGATAAAATATTATTATTGGGTGAGCAGATTAATTCATTAAGGGGTATTGATAAACCGATATTATTAATCAGCGGTTGTCCAGTACCAGAGTTTATCGTTAAGAGCGTTGATTATTTTTTATTAAACACCGAAAATGAAATAATTGGTAAGGATTGGTCTTACTTTTTAAGAAAAAATGGTGTTAATGATTTTGGGTTTGATTATTCCGAAATAGGTGCTGATGATGTGCATTTTTATTCACCAAATGTAAATTCAACAATAACAAAAAACATTAAATTATCTTTTAATTTAGCAAAACTACTTGGTTATAAGAATGCGTTTTATACTGAAGATGATAACATATGGAAAAGGGGTAGTTTTGATTATATAAATGATAATTTAAATAAATTAAATGGTGGTTATTTTAAAATGGCTGGGGTAATAGCCGAACAAATCGGTTTAAAAGAGCCAATGATATTCACCACCTTTTTCTTCACTAATATAGATTTTTTTACCGAAAAATTTGTATTACCACATGATGTTAAAGACTGGTATAATTTGGATAACGTATTAAAATTTAAATTAAATAAAACCTATGAGATTTTGTTTTATCATTTTTTTAATGATGAGTTACAATATTTTTATAATACAGAAAAAGAATTTAACCAGATATTATTTAGCCCAACACCGAATGTATTATTCGGTTTAAATGATAGGAGACATTCTGAAAAAAATCTACTTGATACCTTTTTTACTATATTACCTAATTTAGAAAATAATAAAACGTTAATGCTACTTAATCGATCTGATTATTTAAAAACAGGTGGTAAAGATTATGATTGTTTAATTTATTATAACGATAACCCAACACCAACTAATTTAAAATTAAAACCTATTGAATATTTTAGTGTAAAATTAAATGATAGTGTGACTAAAATAAAAGTATCAGTTATTGGTTATGGTGACATAATTTTAGATTGTGATATTAATTCAGTTTTAAATAACGGTTTAATTGTACATTTATAATGAATTTAATTGTCGGTAATACTAGTCAACTTTTTCCGTATTTTAAAGAATACGATCCAAATATAATTGGTGTTTCATCACGTGATTTTAATGTTGAGTCATTAGGTGGTCAAACATTTGAGAGAGCTTTTATTGCATTCGCAGAACAGCGCACATTCTTAAATGAGAAGTTAAGTTTTTTTACCGATATTAATGTTGACTATACACTTAACGTAATAATCAAGTTATCACCATACGTTAAAACATTTATAGTATATTCAACCAGTGAACTATGGAATGGTTATGAGGGTGGGATAAACCTACATACACCATATAATTACAACGATAGTCCGTATATCAAATCAAAAGAGATAATGGAATATCGGGTTAATTTACTTAGGAACTTTGGTGTTGATATTAAAATAATATACCCATTCAATTTTAATTCACCGTATAGAAAACCAGGTTTTTTATTTTCTAAATTTATGGATGTTATATTACATAATAAAAAAATAACAGTTGGTGATTTAAATTTTTGCCGTGATATTACACATCCAAAATTAATTGTGGATGCGAGTTTAAATACGCAATCTGATATGATTGTTGGTTCTGGTAATTTAATTAATATTAGACAATTTTATATTGATTTATTACTTAATTTTGGTATTAATTACGAAGAATATGTTACCGAAGATAGTAACATGTTTCTTAATACACGTGAACCGTATTATTTGGATACGGATCATAAATATAATAATCTATTAAACGATACGATAGATGACATCACAAAATTCAAAAATATCATTAGTTAAAGATACTATTGATAAAAAAGACATTAATGAATTGGTTAAATGGCTTAAAACCAATCCAAGATTAACTAAAGGGGAATTAACACTGGAATTTGAAAATAACTGGTCTAATTGGCTTGGTTGTAAATATTCTGTATTTGTTAATTCTGGTTCATCAGCAAACCTAGCCGCCATATACGCATTGATGGTATCTGGTAAATTAAAAAATAATAAAATTGTTGTACCAGCGATTTCTTGGGTTACAACGGTGGCACCAGCTATTCAATTAGGTTTGGATCCGATCATGTGCGATGCTGATGGTAACAACTTAGGTTTAAGTATTAGAAACCTTAAAAAAATAATCAAAGAAGAAAACCCTGCGGCTATTATTTTAGTGCATGTATTGGGTTTTTCAAACGAGATGAGCGAAATAATTCAATTATGTAAAGAAAACGATATCCTATTAATTGAAGATACTTGTGAGGCCATGGGTTCTGAGTATAAGAATAAAAAGTTGGGTACCTTCGGTCAGATGTCTACATTCTCAATGTACTTCGGTCACCATATGTCAACAATTGAGGGTGGTATGGTTTGTACTGATGATGAAGAATTGTATAACATATTATTATCAATCAGATCACATGGTTGGGATCGTGATTTGTCTTTGGATAAACAAAAAGAGTTACGTAAAAAATATGGCGTAAATGATTTTAGAGCTTTATATACTTTCTATTATCCAGGTTTTAATTTAAGGGCGACTGATTTACAAGCATTCATTGGAATTAATCAACTTAAGAAAATTGATAAGATCATTAAGCAGCGAAATAAAAATTATCGCTATTATCAACGTAATATAATTAAAAAGGGTTGGAAAATAAAACCACAAAAGTATTCATATGTTTCTAATTTTTGCTACCCGATTGTAACTGAAAATATTGAAAAGTTATCAAAAGCGTTAATGGATAACAATATTGAATGTAGACCTTTGATATGCGGATCTATTCAAGAACATCCATTCTGGTATGAAAGATATGGTAAAAAAGATTTACCTATGGCTAAAAAGATACATGAGTACGGTTTATATATCCCAAACCACCCAAAACTAACCAGAGATGAATTAGATAGGATTATTAAAATAGTTAATGAGAATATCTAAAATTTTATTATCTTTGTAAAATAAGAATCAAATAATATGTTAATAGAAAAATCTGGATTGATTGATTACCCACCATTTATACACGAATGTGCAGTATACATTGGAAAACTCCGTGATTTATATAATTACGATATGAATGAGGAAGCCGAAAGGTTTAAGCGTGGCGATAGGAGTGAGTATGTTAATATTTTAGGTGTTAAGGGTGAATTGATTTACTCTTATTACTTACAATCTAAAGGTATTAAACATAACACAGCTAAACTATTATCCAACAGACCAGTTTCGTCATGGGATATCAAAATAAAGGGCATTAATAAGAAAATTGACGTAAAAACAATTAGAACTGATGCCCCAGATTTATTAGTAAATAAAGAAGCACATTTAAAAACAAAGGATATCGATACGTATGTTTTTGTTCAGTTAATTAATGATGAAACTGCCAGATATTGGGTTTTTAAGTACGATGATGTTAGTAATTGGGATATTAAAAATGTGAAATATACGGACGCTTATTATCTTAACATAGAAAATATTTAAAAAATTTGCAAAAAAACTTGCTTATTAAAGAAACTTTGTGTACTTTTGTACTATATATTAAAACAACAGAAAAAAATGACAACTTTAGTTAACATAAAAAAATCAATTAGCGTAATCGTGAAGCATATCACGACTGGGCGAGTATTGCATTTTGTGTAACTAGATATAAGAACATAAGATAATACGAAGCCCAGACCGAAACGTCTGGGTTTTTTGTTTTTAAGACCTCGTAGCTCAGTTGGCTAGAGCACCATACTTTTAATATGGGAGTCACAGGTTCGAATCCTGTCGGGGTCACAATATTGTCACGTAGCTCAATGGTTAGAGCACATGCCTTATACGCATTAGGTTGGTGGTTCGAATCCACCCGTGACAACAAACATAGGCAATTAGCTCAGTTGGTTAGAGCGCCTCTCTGATACGGAGGAGGTCGTAGGTTCGAATCCTACATTGCCTACTAAATTTTTAAATATGAAAAAAGCAAACGACTTCTATTAGGTTAATCTAATGGAATATGTCAAAACACAGAAACAGAGCTAAGCTCAAAAAATCAGAATGTGGTAGGGATTACCACTTAATCTCATTAAATGAATGGTACCCCCTTTATTGGGATGAGGGATTAAATTTCCACCCATACTATAAAAGAGGTTACAAAAATCCCAATAAAAGAATTCCGTGGCAAAAAGTACGTGAGTACAAGACATGGAAATATAACAGAAAAACACAATATAAAAAATCTGAATATGGAACAGATTGATAAAGAAAAAATGTTAGCCGAGTTTAAAGCTAAACGTGAAATCGATAGAATCGAAAGGGAAAAACGTATTCGTGAATATTGGGAAACATTAAAACCGTTTACTGGTGTTGATGATATACCAACATTACCTAGAGCTGAAACTGATGAGTGGAAGAACTTTTATGTCCCAAAATTAATTGGTGCTGGCGCCATCCCAAAGAAAGATTTAGTTGGTGGTCAATATTATGCTGGTGATCATAGAAATGCAACCATAGCAAGGTGGGATGCAAAACAAAACAAGTTCATTTATATGAGAACCAAATGGGGTGCAACATATGAAGATGATTGTAACCATTTTGAGGATGATGACGGGTATGCGTTGTTCGTACCAATTAAAACAGCAACAGAGGAGGAATATAAAATTAACCAAGAAATAAAATAAAATGGTGGTTGTAGCTCAGTTGGTTAGAGCGCCTGATTGTGGTTCAGGAGGTCGTGGGTTCGAACCCCATCATCCACCCAAAATAGCCGTATAGCTCAGTTGGTTCAGAGCGATTGCCTTACAAGCAATAGGTCGTAGGTTCGAATCCTACTACGGCTACAAATTTACTGTTGATCATCCGAAGGTGGTGCGTTATTATCACCCCCTTTACCAAATATCTTTTCGATCACGGTTAACCCCAGACCACCACCAACAATAATGATTAAACCAGTCCACATATAAGTTGGTACTGATTTATTTGGTGAGTTAAGGGCTGCTATATATGCCAATATAATGATATTTACTAATGTTATAATAGCGGCAAATCTCTTGCTAGACGTTTCGGATGAACCAGAGAATAAATCGTTAAAAAATTTTTTCATAATAAAATGTTTTGGTTTTTATTATAAATATTATACCATTTTTAAAAATATTTTCAAAAAAACTTGTTTATTTAAAAAACTTTGCTTATATTTGTATCACAATTGAGGTTAACTCCAGCAAATTAAAATTTTTTATGGAAAAAAACAAAAATTTAACCTGATAATTGTACTTTTTAAAAAAACAAACTATATATTAAAACAAATGAAAAACATTAACAAAAATATCGCATCTTGGTCGTATAGTCCGTGTTCAGCGTATCCAGCTGGATCAGGGATTCTATGTCCGTTAAGTTGATAGATTTGTTATAAACATATTAACTAAGAAACTAGAACCCTGAGACCACAAAATCTCAGGGTTTTTTGTTTTTAAGCTATTCGGGAGTATCGCATAGCGGCAATTGCAGGGGACTGTAAATCCCCCGACATTCGTCTTCGTAGGTTCGAGTCCTACTACTCCCACAATAACTAGGTGTAGGAAAGTTGGTATTCCGCTACATTTGGGATGTAGAGACCGCAGGTTCGAGCCCTGCCACCTAGACAACTGGAAGGAGTCCGAATGGACGAGGAACTTGTCTTGAAAACAAGCGGGTCGAAAGGCTTTGGGGGTTCGATTCCCTCTTCTTCCGCAAATGGAGAGTGACGCAACAAGGTGTTGTCACCGCCTGCTAAGCGAGTGGTTCCCGTAAGGGAATGGGGATCGAGACCTCCGCTCTCCGCAAAAATATGGGGCTGATGCCAAAGGCAGGTCGACTCCCTTGCAAGGAGATCGTTTGGGTTCGATTCCCACAGACTCCACAACATACGGGTTAGGTTATGGTAACCAAAGGGACTCCAAATCCCTAGGAGTGAGTTCGATTCTTACAACCCGTGCTAAAATGCTGCTATGACCGAGAGGCGAGGTGGGGCTCTGCAAAAGCTCATACACAGGTTCAAATCCTGTTAGCAGCTCAACTTTGTATTTTAATAACATATTTATAATAAAATAGGTTATGTTATTAAAAAATGGGTCAAAAGGTGAAGATGTAAAAAAATTACAACGCTTTTTGGGTATAAATGATGACGGTGATTTTGGTAATGGTACCGAAAAGGCTGTAAAAACCTGGCAAAAAGCTAATGGGTTAAAAGACGATGGTGTTGTTGGGGATGTAACTTGGGGTAAAATGTTTCCTCAGGGACAAATTGTTTCTGAAACAACCATTGAGAGTCCAGGTTTAAGTTTAGCAAAGTTAAAAGGTGTAATACCAGATTCAGTCTTAAACGAAATCCCAGAAACCGCAGCAAAATTTAATATCACAACAAATTTAAGATTGGCTCATTTTTTATCACAATGTGCTCACGAATCTGGTAACTGGAAATATCGTACAGAATTAGCCTCTGGCGCTGCATATGAGGGTAGGAAAGATCTTGGTAACACACAACCTGGTGACGGTGTAAAATTTAAAGGAAGGGGTTATATCCAATTGACAGGTCGTGCAAACTATACAAAATTTTCAAAATTTATCGGGGAGGATTGCGTTGCCAACCCAAATTTAGTTGCAGACAAATACCCCTTGTCTTCAGCTGGATATTTCTTTAATACCAAACCAAATATGTGGACTACATGTGATAAAGGATCTGGATCTGATATTGTATTAGCGGTAACAAAAAAAGTTAATGGTGGTACAAACGGTTTAGATGACCGCCAAAAATACTTCACAAAATTTTGGAATATATTAAAATAAACAATAAATAAAAACTAAAAAAATGTACGAACCATTTATCGGGGAATTATGTCAATTCCCTTACAATTTCGCCCCTAGAGGTTGGGCATTCTGTCATGGACAATTAATCGCCATCCAACAAAACCCAGCGTTATTTTCGTTATTAGGCACTGCTTTCGGTGGTGATGGTGTTCACACCTTCGCTTTACCCGATTTGAGACCAAAAGACGAACATGGTAACCTTATCCAACTTTATGTTGGTGAGATGTACCAGGGCAAACCTTTTATGGAGACATCAATTGCTTTGGAAGGTATTTTTCCTTCAAGAGATTAAAACAAGAAAGCCACTCAATGAGTGGCTTTTTTAATTTTAGATAGGGGCTCCTTCTATAAAGTCTGGATATTCTTCATCTTCCATAGTATTTAGGTGGGGGATTTTTTTTACGACATTATTTTACCGTCATCAATAAAATGAACTTTATATTCATAATTAGTGTCAATTAGATTATCGTTCACGTTTCCAATGTGTCTTGGATCATCATCATAAAACTCTAATTTATTTATATCGGGATATTTGTTAGACATTATATCTAAAACCCTCTCACCCTTCTCTCTACCATCATTTTTAAATGAGTAAGCATCAAAGGTCATACCGTGTTTATCCAAAACAGCAATAACAGCACGATCTAATTTAGCTAAACGATTTGTTAATAAAACGATTTGGGTGTTTGGATCCGCTTTATCTTTTCGATATGCCGCTTCAACTTCTGGATTTGTTTGGATATCAAAGACATTTAAATCCAAACTTTCAGATCTACCCCACCATCCTTTATGGGGGTATGGTTTACCTGTTTTTTGTTGGTATATCGCCATACCATGCTCAGGTAGCGGGCTATCCATTAACGTACCATCAAAGTCGTAAAAAACAACTCTCTTTTCGCTATCATTAACACTTTCTTTAATCATTTCTTTATTTCTTGTTATAAAACTTAAAATATCTTTTCTATTGTTACCGATTTTATCGTGGTATATACCATCAAGTATTTTGTTTAATGTTTCACCAATTTCTTTACCCTTAAAACCTAATTCCATTAGGTCATTACCATTAATAATCAAATCAGAAATTGATGCTGGGTATTTTTTACTGGCAAAATCTTTAATTACATCACCTAATAAACTAGTCACAAAACCGCTAATTAACATTGACGGTGCTATCTTATTAATGTGATAGTAAACCCATCTTTGTTTAACTAAATCTTCACCTGGCATATTGTTATATAAATAGCCAAGAGCTGCGATCTCCCTAGTTGTTTTATCATCACCTTTCATTTGTAGTTTGAAATAAACATCTGGTTGATCAGTGAAACATTCAGTTAACCAATAAACAAATTCACTCATTTTTGTCACATAGTCAAAATGAACAAATTCACCAGTAAACTCAACACCAAAAATACCTTTATAAAGACCACTACTAACTAACAATTCAGCCCCAACTTTAGGTGAACCTTTTGATACAATTTTATCAAACTCAATTAATACCCTTTCTTTTGATATTTCACCAATGGTACCAGCATTTTGTTTAATC